TATATTGAAGCTGGTGATGATTTTTGGGCAGCGTGTATGGCATCCCTATCTACGGGAGGTAAAGTTATAGTTATATCTACCCCAAATGGGTATGATAAAATTTATTATGAAATCTATGAACAATCGGTAAAAGGTCTTAACAGCTTTGTTATATCAGAATTACATTGGCAAAAGGACCCTAGGTTCACCAAAGACATTTTTTGGGTTAAGACAAATGATATTGTACATTTTTTATTAAATATGGAAGATTATAATGAGGATGAATTTGTGCATGAAAAACGTTTAGATAGATTCGATGAATTAGTCCAAAATGGGTATAAACCATGTTCTTCTTGGTTTGAGAATATGGTAAAAAAACTTAAATATGATAGAAGAAAAATACAACAAGAGTTAGAAAGTGCTTTCTTAGGTTCTGGAGATAATGTAGTACCAGTTGAGACAATAGAAAAAATAAAAAATGAATATATTAGAGAACCAGAAAATATGTTTGTTGGAAATCAAATGTGGATATGGGAAAAACCAATTAAAGGTCATAGATATATTTTAGGGTGTGATGTAAGTAGGGGAGATTCCGAAGATTTCACTTCAATAGTCATAATTGATTTTGATGATAGATGCCAAGTTGCAGAATATCTAGGCAAAATACCCCCAGATTTAGCAGCTGATATAATATATAAATGGGGTAGTATGTATAATGCATATGTGGTAACAGATATAACTGGTGGTATGGGTGTCGCAACTTCTAGAAAATTACAAGAGTTAGGATATAAAGATTTGTATGTAGAAGGGACTAACACCGCGGATAAGTGGAAATATAATCCTAATTCAGTTACTAAAGTTCCTGGAATTGCATTTAATAATAAACGTGTACAAATAATTTCTTCTTTTGAAGAGGCTTTAAGGCATAAATTTATTGTTAGGTCTAAAAGGTTATTAAATGAAATGCATACATTTGTATATCTAAATGGTAGACCAAATCACATGAAAGGAAAACATGATGATTTAATTATGGCATTAGCCATGGCTTTATATGTTGGTGAACATTCATTTACAGATTTACATAAAGCTGATAATTTAACAAAAGCCATGTTAGAAAGTTGGACTACTAGTGACACTATAACAACATCGGAACCAGAACATAGGAGACCGCAACAGAATCAAGGCATATTTGGCCATCCTGGAAACCATAATAATGATATGAAACAATTATATAAAGATAACGCGTGGTTATTTGGGAAATTCCGATAGGAAATAATTTACTATTTATAATATAATCAGTATTATTAAACAATATGGCAAACTTAACAATATACCAAAGGCTCGCTAAATTATTTGGCCCCGCGGGACCAACAGCACCTGAACCTACGTATCAAAAATTTAAATTAGGGTCTCAAGATATCTTAAAAACAGATTCTAAAACTGAATTTGAAAAGGAAAAATTACAAATTCAACAGTCCCTATACTTAGCCAATCAATGGCAAAAAATAGATAACGAATTATATACTAAATCAATATATTATGAACCAACAAGATTGGCATCATATTATGATTATGAATCTATGGAGTTTACACCTGAAATTTCAGCAGCATTAGATATATATGCGGAAGAAGCAACAACCCCATCTGAAAAAGGTTATGTATTAACTTTATATTCAGAATCTACTAGAATTAAATCTATTTTAGGTGATTTATTTAATAATGTTTTAGATATCACTACAAATTTACCGATGTGGATACGTAATACATGTAAATATGGTGATAATTTTGTGTATCTTAAAATTGACCCAGAAAAAGGAATTATAGGGTGTAATCAACTGCCAAATTTGGAAATGGAAAGAAGTGAGGGTCACAGCTATTTAAATCAAATAAGTAATGATGACCCAAAGGCTCATCAAGTAGAATTTAAATGGAGAGAAAAAGAACTTAAATTTAATTCATGGGAAATTGCTCATTTCAGATTATTAGGTGATGATAGAAGATTGCCTTATGGTACTTCTATGTTAGAGAAGTGTAGAAGAATTTGGAAACAATTACTTTTAGCGGAAGACGCTATGCTAGTATATAGAACCTCTAGAGCACCAGAAAGAAGAGTATTTAAAGTATTTGTTGGAAATATGGATGATAAAGATGTGGAAGCTTATATCCAAAAAGTAGCAAATAAATTTAAAAGGGACCCAGTAGTAGACCCACAGAATGGTAATGTTGATTTAAGAATGAATCAGATGGCAGTAGACCAAGATTATTTTATTCCCGTAAGAGACCCGGCAGCAGCAAGTCCTATAGATACTTTACCTGGAGCTACTAATTTGAGTGAAATAGCGGATATAGAATATATACAGAAAAAATTACTTGCAGCTCTTAGAATACCTAAAGCATTTTTAGGTTTTGAAGAAGTAGTAGGGGAAGGTAAAAATCTAGCATTATTAGATATTAGATTTGCCCGAACAATAAATCGAATCCAAAAAGCTATAGTACAAGAATTAAATAAAATAGCTATTATCCATTTATATGTGTTAGGGTTTGAAGACGAATTAGAAAATTTTTCTTTAGGACTAACAAATCCATCAACTCAAGCAGAGTTATTAAAACTTGAACAATGGCAAACTAAAATCACTCTTTATAAAGATGCAGTGGGGGACCCAGGAAGTGGGATTGCTCCTGTTTCAGCTACGTGGGCTAAGAAGTTTATATTAGGTATGAGTGATGAAGAAATTAAATTAGATTTACAACAACAGCGATTTGAAAAAGCTTTAGCTGGTGAGTTAGAAACCACCAAAGAAGTTATTAAGAAAACAGGACTATTCAACACAGTAGATAAATTATATGGTGAACCACCAACAGCAGAAGGGGGCGATACAGGGGAAACACCTGGTGAAGAACCAGGTTTAGACGCTGGTAGTGAAGCTGAACCAGCATTTGATATGGGTGGCCCTGAAGAAGAAGCACCAGGAGCGGGTGAAGAAGTTACAGAACCAGTACCAGCAGCTGAAGAATTTAATAAAGAAAAAGGTTTACCATTATTAATGGAAAAAAAGGGATTGTCAATAGATGGCTTAGATGAGGCAGTTAATAAAACTAAAAATAATATTGAAACTATAAATGAAGAAGTAGAGTCATTATTAGAAGATTAACTATATTTATTATAAAATACATTTATGAAAAGTTTCGGCCACTATAAAAATAATATAGACAGTATTTTAGAGAATTCATTTAGAGATAGCAGTAAGTTTAAAAAGAATTTATCTGTTATTATGGGTTCTATGAAGTATTCTAAAGTATTAAGAGAATTTTTTACTTTATATAATGAAATAGAAAGTAATTATGTGGATAATCAAGAAGAAGCCACAGAATACATCAATGAGTCTATAAATTATCTAAGAACTAATAAAAACAAATTAACCAAAGTACTTCCTATTATTAATAAGATTATATCTGACAGAAAAGAATTATGCGGTAAAAAATCTAATAAAATATATGAAAATATAGATAATATAGTATTCAATGACAGTATCACAAATTTAGAAAATGTAAGTAAATCAAAAAAGTTTCTAAGTGAAAATATGTTAAAAACTAAAAAACCATCAGGTAAAATTAAAAACCCAAAGATACTTTCTCATGTAATATCTAAGAAATATGGAGAAGCTTATAATAAATCATTAACAGAAAATCAACAAAATATCCTAAAGAATACTTTATTAATGACAGAAGACATCTTAAATAACGAATTTAATAATGTTAAAGAAGTTACATTAAATAAAATTAATTTTTTATTAAAAGAGTCAAAAGATGATAGTCTTTCAGCTAGATTAGTTGAAGTAAAAAATGAAATAAAAGGATTAAATTCCACCAAAAAATCATATATTAGGGTTAGGAGCCTCCTAGAGGACTTGAACTAAATGTAGCTATTTTTTATATTTAATTATAAAAAATAATTAACATGATAAAGCAAGGCAGAGAAATAAATACTAAAATTTCTGATGTATTTAAAACATCTTATGGTACTGTCGATGTGTCGTCTTTAAAATCCGTATACTTAAACCTATCAAGTTGGGCAGAACCACTTGAAGATGCACTTAATTGGGAAAAACCCATAAAAAAAGTTAAAGGAGAGATAAAACATGTAGTCCATAATGAGTTAATTACTACACCCTTTAAGGACAAAACTATTGTAGATTTAGATTTAAGAGCAAGCGGCATAAAAAAAGGTAAAAGAAGTTTTTTAAAATGTGAGGTAACATTATTCTTTAAAGAGTTAAAATATAAAGATATTAAAGTGCCTTCTATATCCGAATCAATTAATCAAATTACAGATAAAATTATAAACAAAACATTACTAACCTCTAAGGTATTTAAATTTCATAAATCTAAAAAATAACCTTCGTTTTTTTTATTTATATCCACTATTTATTAAAAAAGAACATTATGAGAGTATTAGAAGCTAGAGAGATAGGTCATGGAATATTAGTAGAACATGATGGGCATATAAAACCAGATGACAACACCAATATGTTGAGAGAAATGGCAAAAGATGATTTTGGTGGAGAAATTTATATGAATGCTATTTTACAGAAATACGATACCCCAAATAGAAACGGCAGAATTTATCCTGAAAAGATTTTAAGAAGAGAGAATGATAGATACCAAGAAGTCATTAAAAAAGGTGGTGCTATTTCAGAATTAAATCACCCAGAATCTTCATTAATAGACCTTGATAGAGCTTCTCATATTATTACGGAAACATGGTGGGAAGGTAATAGATTAATAGGTAAATTAAAATTATTAACTTCACCAGCTTACTTAAGAGAAGGAGTTATCTCTTGTGTAGGAGATATGGCTGCTAATCTTCTTAGACAAGGAGTTACTTTAGGGATTTCTTCGAGAGGTGTTGGGTCTTTAACTAAAAATGGAGAACATAATGAAGTACAAGATGATTTTGAATTAATATGTTTTGATTTGGTCTCTTCACCATCAACTCCAGGCTCTTATTTATTTAAAGAAGATGAAACTGCTGACAGCGTGGATGAACCAACCGAAGTAGTAGAATCCTCAAATTCTGAAGGATTAAATAAATCATTATCCATGATGTCTAAATTAGATAATTTCCTAAATAGATAATTTCCCTATTAAAAACCCTCTAAGTGGGGATTTTTTACATTACCAATATATTTATAATAAAACCATTTGCTTTATGCAGGATGGTTTATTAATAAACTTTTAAAAAAAATAAAACGTGAGTGAATCAATTTTAGAAAAAGCGTTGCTCGAGGCTGAACAGTTGGAAGAAACTATGAAGTCTAATGCAAAAGAAATACTTTCTTCGACAATGAAGGAAGAAATTCATGAATTAGTAAAAGAATCGTTAAACGAAAACGATTACCTGAAGGAGCAAAAAGAAGAAGTTGATGTTTTAGATATAGATGATGAAATAGAAGGTGAAGAACTTGATATGGATTTAACTATACCTGATGACATTGAACTTGATATTGAGGACGAGACCGAAGACGATGAAGTAACTATGGAACTGCCGCCTCTAGACTTAACATTAGCATCCGATGCTGAAGTATTGAAAGTGTTTAAAGCAATGGGAGACGAAGACGGAATTATCATCCAACAAGATGATGATGAAATCGAGTTAACCGATACCACAACCGATGCCGAATACATCATTAAATTAGAAGAAAGTAAAAAAACAAAAACAATGAAAAAATCAATTAAAGAAGACGAAGACATGGATGACATGGATAACATGAATGAAATGGACAAACTTGAAGTAGCTGAAGATGAAGAAGTTGTTTATGAGATTGAACTTTCTGAAGATGAAGATGATAGTGGTGATGAAGTAGCCGAAGAGGAAGTGACTGAACGTGCTAAATATGGAGGAAATAAAGGTGATGAGAGAAAATCGGAGCCTGATTTTGAAATGACAGAGCGTGCAAAATATGGAGGAAATAAAGGTGATGAGAGAAAATCTGAACCTGATTTTGAAATGAAAGAGCGTGCGAAGTACGGAGGAAATAAAGGAGACGAAAGAAAATCGGAGCCTGATTTCGAAATGAAAGAAGCTTCCAGAACTTTAGGGTTCGGAAGAGAATCTGGTGGTAAACACAAACCTTCTGGTATTAGAAAAGCTATTACTAACAACCGGAATCTTGGTGAAAGTCGTATTAGAAAGTCCTACAATCTTCTTAAAGAAGAGGTAGAAACTTTAAAAATTAAAAATGCTGATTATAGAAAAGCATTGACAACTTTTAAAGATAAACTGAATGAAGTGGCTGTGTTTAATTCAAATTTAGCTTACGTAACACGTTTATTCACTGAACATTCAACTACCAAACGGGAAAAAATCAACATTTTGAAGAGATTTGATAACATCGAGTCATTAAAATCTTCAAAAGGGTTGTATAAGGTAATCAAAGAAGAACTTTCTCAGGATGTAGCTAAACCTACAAAAAGAATTTCTGAGGTTGTGGAACAAAAAATTACTAAATCACCTACTAGTGGAGGTAAATTATTGGAATCAAAAATTTACGAAAACCCACAATTTAGTAGGATGAAAGACTTAATGTCTAAAATAAAATAAACGCTTTTTAAAAAAATAAAAAAATTATGGGAGCACTATTAGAATCAGGTATGGTTGGTAACATTGGGTTAAAACACCTTAAAGTTATCAAAGAAGATACCTTAAACAAATGGAATAGTCTTGGTTTTCTTGACGGTCTTAAAGGACATGTTAAAGAAAATATAGCTCAACTATATGAAAATCAAGCAACAAACCTAATCAACGAGGCTACAAGCGCGACTGATTCAGGTTCGTTCGAAACAGTTGTTTTCCCAATTATTAGGAGAGTATTCTCTAAATTATTGGCAAACGATATCGTTTCTGTACAAGCTATGAACTTACCAATTGGTAAATTGTTCTACTTTGTACCTAAAATTGGAGCACAACCAGGTGGAACACATTACGCACCTTATGGAGCACCAGCAGGTAAT